TGTGCAGGAGATGTACCTTCTTTGCTTGGCTGGTGGTCACGACAAGGACAATGTGGCTGGAGCTATGTTTGAACTAGGGAGTCAACTAACAGAGGATTACGACAATGGGTAAAGGATGCGCACCCCGCAAGGGACACAACGCTGAGAAGCAGCGTAAGAACTACGACGAGATTGACTGGAGCAAGAAGCCAGCAGTCCAGAAGATAGACAAGCCAGCCAAGTCAAAGTAATGCCAATAGAAGCTCTACAGGCTAGTATTCTTTTTGTATTCATATTTACTAGTGCTTATATGTTCATTGATCTGTATAAAAAGTAATGCCAATTGAATTCACAGATCACCCTATCCTTACGCCGCCGACTGACGAGGAAATCGTCCTTCTTGGTGAGGCTGACCCCAAGTTACTTGAGGAACTTCACAAGGCGCACGAGGGACGCATACAAGCTGCTACAGAGGATCCCATCCGCCACGGGTTCGACCTTCCGGGCTGGGAGCGTATGACGGACTCATTCAAGGATTATAATGAGGTACTAGCACTAGGTGGTAATCGCAGCGGCAAAACAACGGGCTGTGCGAAGCGCATAATGGAGGCTGTCAGTTCTAACAATGACGGTCACATTGTTTGTTTTTCTCAGAACGCGGATACCTCCATCAAGGTACAGCAGCCAGCCATCTGGGAGATGATGCCCAAGGAGTTCAAGAAGAAGACCAAGAGCATTGACGGTTATATCAATTATTCTATGCAGAATGGTTTCACGGGTAGTTCCTTTGTGTTCCCTGATACAAGGACACGGGTGGACTTCAAGACTTACACGCAGTACAGCAACAATGCTACTATCCTTGAGGGTTTCGAGTTCGGGTTCCGCAAGGAGAACATCAAAGCTGGGGATGAGTCCAACATAGGAGCCTGGCTGGATGAGTACCTAGGTGATGCTGCTCTGGTTAATACCCTACGTTTCCGCCTAGCTACACGGGACTCAAAGATGGTGATTGGTTTTACCCCGATTGACGGGTACACGCCATTCATCTCGGACTACCTAAAGGGAGCCGAGACACTGGAGACTCGACCTGCGGCTTTGCTTAATGGCAAGGAGTTACCTATTAAGCAGTACAGTCCAAGCCGTGATGCGGCTGTGATCTACCTGCACTCGGACGAGAACCCCTTCGGTGGCTATGATCGAATTGCAAAGGACCTAGCTGGTCGCCCCGATGATGAGATCAAGGTTCGTGCCTACGGCTTACCTGTTAAATCCGCCAATGCTTTATTACCATTCTTCAATACTGAGGTAAACGTACTATCGGAGGAGCCGAACAAGTACGAGATGGCGTTCCCCGACATTTCTGATAAGTCGCAGTTCACCTGCTACCAAGTGGTTGACCCCGCTGGTGCAAGGAACTACACCTGCATCTGGGCTGGTGTAAACGAACACGGCGAGGTATACATCCGCAAGGAGTGGCCTGATCGGGATTCGTACGGCGAGTGGGCTATGTTCGGGGATCCTAAGTGGAAGTACGGACCAGCAGCCAAGAAGATTGGGCTAAATGTCGAGGGGTACTGTGAGTTATTCAAGGAGATCGAGGATGACCTACAGATAGAAGTAACCGAGAGAATTGGGGACTCCCGCTTCTTTGCTAGGGAGAATGAGAACAATGATGACCTGTTTACTTCGTTCTATGATTACGGCCTAAGCTTTATACCATCGGACGGCAAGATGGAGGAACAGGGGATTACTGCCCTTGATGATTGGTTCAACTATAACCCCAACGTAGGGGTAGACGAAGCCAATCGCCCTCTATGCTATATTCACAAGGACTGCGGTAACCTTATCGACAGCCTTATTAACTACAACTCAGCGGGGAAAAGTGACGAGCCACTGAAGGATTTCTTTGACGTTATTCGATATTTGAGAATGTCGAACGGCGGCGAAGGGCCTGATTTCTTTTCATCCAATGAAATGCAAACTACCAACAGAGGTAAAGGAGGATACTAATGCCTAAGAAGAAACTAATACAAATCGCAGAAGAACAAGAAGTGAAATTCGAGGAAGCTATGCGCATCGCGCTTGAGAAGCTACCAGAGGGTTCACTGACTGGTCGAGGTAAGAACACCTGGGTCACCGAGGAGGGTACTAAGGTACTGGAGGGTTCCTTTATGATTGAGGAAATCATACCTAAGCACTTCAAGGGCAAGGTTTTAAGGGAATGCCCTAACCCGCGGTACAACTACGTGTACAGCAAAGAGATTGGTAAACGTGTGCCAGTACTAGTCCCAAGCCGGTACAAGGGTCGTATGATCGGCAAGGTCATTACCTTCGAGGCAATTGAGGATAAGGGAGGTATCAGCTACCGCTATGCAAAATGAATACATTGTGAGTGAACCCACTGAAGATATTACTACTGACCGTAACTGGTGCAGGGAGCAGTCCGATAGATTAGCAAGCTGGGAGATACTTCGTAGGCACGTATTACACGAATCCGGAGTACAGATGACTAATGCTGACCTATGTGATACAATAGGCGTATCATCGACTTATACGATTCGACTATTAAAATCCATACAAAAACGCCTACACTCGCAAGATGCTGAATGATTCAATTTCTGACTCCTTGACATACGTCCAGGATGAACCCGACATTAAGACCCTACGTTACGCTTACGACCAGACAGTAACGGAACTGGAGTCCTACTTTGACCTCTGCCGTACTAGCTACGATGACCGACGTAACTGGTGGCCGGGCAAGAGCCGCGATCACCGCAAGCACGGTGCTGATGCATTCCCTTGGGAGGGATCATCCGATATGGAGTGCCACGTCATTGACGAGCGCATTACTCGACTAGTATCTTTGTTTATGGCATCGCTAAATCGGGCTAATGTACGAGCATTCCCCGTTGAGAGTGGTGATATTGGACGCAGCCGAGTAGTATCTGGATTCCTTAAATGGATGGTCAGTTCGGGCTATATTCCACGATTTTACCGAGAGATGGAACTCGGTGCTAACTATTTGCTTGAGCGAGGATTACTGATCACGTATGTCGGATGGCAACGTGAGGATCGACGGTTCCTGCAGGAACTTGACCTTAATCAGATTGCACAAGTCAGCCCTGAGGTAGCAGTAGCTATCCAAGATGGGAACGATGACGAAGAACTTATCGCCTTGCTACAAGCTACTTTTGAAGGAACAACCAAGAAGCGAGCCAAGAAAGCAATCAAGGAACTACGTAAGGATGGCGTAGCTGAGTTGCCAATCGTACGCCGACAGGTCAATGCCCCAGAAGTTAAGACACTAGCCCCCGATGGGGACTTCTTCTTCCCTCCGTACGTAACTGACCCACAGCGTTCACCTTACTGCTTCTGGCGTACTTACTACACCCCACAAGAACTAGAGAACAAGGTAATCACAGATGGATGGGATCAGGACTTCGTTGACCACGTCATTGATAAATATCGTGGCGTTAACATTGATTCAATTGAGCGCGAGCAGGAAGGCGGTCGTAGTATCAGCCTTACTGACAATGCGTACGAAGCGCAGGAACTCATTGAGATCTGCTACGGATACCAGCGTCTAGTTGACGAAGAGGATAGTGCAGAAGGTATTTACTGCACAGTATTCCACCGTGAGTTCGATGGTGACGATGTGACACAGGGCTACGCTAAGTTTGAATTACTTAACGGCTACGAGGACTACCCAGTTGTAGTAACCAAGCTATCCGAGGATAGCAAGCGACTGTATGACACAATGACAGTACCCTCTGTACTGCGTGGCATCCAGAACCAAGTAAAGGTTGAGCGGGACTCCAGAGTTGACCGTAATAGCCTAGCTACCCTACCTCCTATCCTGCATCCAGTTGGTCAAGCACCTACTGATTGGGGTCCAGGACGTATGATTCCTTATCGCCGTAAAGGTGACTTGGACTTTGCTCCTACGCCTCCACCCCCCACTGGCTCGATTGAAATGGAATCCACACTGTTGGATCTAGCTGATCGCTTAGTTGGATTGGACGAAGAGGGCAGCATTAGCCAAATCCGCAAGCAGTTCCTAGTTGATAAGTTCCTTAGCCACACAGCAGAGGTTCTGCGTATGGCATTCAAGTGCTTCCAACGCTTTGGACCCGACGAGATCTTCTTCCGCGTAACCGGGATCCCTGATCCTCAGACATTTGACAAGGGGAACGCTGATGAGAACTTTGATATTCTTATTAACTTCGACGTGCAGAACACTGACCCACAGACAGTGGAAGCAAAGACCCAGCAGTTCGTAGCACTGAACCAGCTTAACTCTAACAACCGCCTGAACGTAGATGCCCTTCTGGATGTCATTGCCACAAGCATTGATCCAGTTATGGCGGACGCAGTTCTTCAGCCAGTTGAGACAGCACAGCAGGAAGTAGTCAAGCAGGTCACAGATGATCTATCCAAGATCTTCGCAGGCATCGAGATGCCAGCACGTCCAGCAGGTGCTCAGATTGCATTGCAGGTTATCCAGCAGTACACTCAGCAGCCCGATGTTGCACAACGTGCTCAGACAGACGAAGCCTTTGCAGCTCGATTACAGAAGTACGCAGGTCAGTACACATTCCAGATGCAGCAAGCACAGAATGCTCAGATTGGTCGCGTAGGTACAGCACCTGCACAAATGGGAGATATTGATACACAGAACCTATAATGACACCTAGAGAGTACGCAATCAGTCGAGTCAAGGACAAGCGAGCAAAGGAATACTTTGCTATGATGGTCGAGAATGAAGGCTATAAGCAAAAGGTCTACAAGGACAGCAAGGGCAAGCGAACCATTGGTATAGGCTTTAACTTAGAGGAACCGATGAATCGCAGGATCCTCAAGGAAGAAGGTATGGATATCAATGAAATCTTCCAGGGCAAGAAACTCAGTGACTCAGAGATTAAGAAACTATATAACCGTAGCTTGACCCAAGCATTCAACGATGCTGTAAAGTTCGACCCCAAGTTTGCAAGTCGCCCTGAGCCAGCAAAGAAAGCCATCGTAGATATGTCATTCAACCTTGGTCTTACTAAACTCAAGAAGTTTGAAAAGATGAGTGAAGGACTACGAGCCAATGACTACAATAAGGCGGCAGACGAGATGGTTGACAGTGACTGGTACAAGGATGTTAAAAGTCGCGGTCCCCGTACAGTTAGTTTAATGCGCTCACTAGCACAATAATATGAATATCCAAGAAGATCTACAAGCCCTGCATAATCACGAAACCTTTGCTCGGTTCATTAAGACTATTCACGACCTACGTGAGGAGACCATTAGTGAAATGCACGAAGCATCAAGTGATACTATCCAGCAGGTATCCGGTCGTATCATTACGTACGACCAAATCCTCCAGTTTGTGAACTGGGAAGCCCTCAAGAAGCGTCACTCGGATCAGTTGTAAACCAGTGTGTTATAATCCACCCATCGCCATCGCTCGGCGTTAATGAGTGGATAACTATATGACAGACAAAATCGCAACTGCTAACGCTGAGGCAGACCAAAGTTCAGTGGACAATACTAATATATCCGTCGCGGATCTTGCAGCCCGGAGGCTTGGAGGACTAACTCAAGGATTAGATATCCCTGAAGTAAGTAATTCAGAACCCGATGCAGAGGTAACCGAGGAAGTAACCGAAGGGGTAGCCGAAGAGGAAATTGAGGAATCAGTTGAGTCAGAGGAAACCGAAGAGGAAGCAACCGAAGAAGCTGAAGGATCCGAAGATGTTCTTTCACAGTTGGACCTGGACGATATGTCCGAGGATGATTTGCGTGAACTAGCTGACAAGTTAGGCAGCCGTGCTGTAGCTCGATTCGGAGAATTGACTGCAAAACGTAAAGCTGCCGAAGAACGACTTGCTCAGATGGAAGCCAAGCTACAAGAAAAACCCAACCCGCTAGAGACCAAGAAGGTCGACAACAACCCTTACAGCAACCTTGACTCCGTCGATAAGTTGCAGGATAAGGCACAGGAAGTCGAGCAAGTAGTCGAGTGGGCGGAGGATATTCTATTCGAGAGTGATGGCTACGCAGCAGATGATGTAGTAACCGAGATTGAAGGTAAGGAGTGGACTAAGAAGGACGTGCGGCAGGCTTTGTTAAAGGCTCGTAAAGCACAGAAAACTTTTCTCCCTGATCAGCTCAACAAGGTTCAGGCACAGATCCAAGGAGAGCAGCTTGCTGATTCCTTCTCTGATCGTGCTCGAAAAGAACTTAGTTGGCTAGAGGGTGAGGACAATGACTTACGCAAACAATTCGAGGCTACGGTAGGCGACGACCGCTTCAAGAAAATAAAGACAGTTATCAAGCGTGAAGCCCCCGAAGTAGCAGCGCAATTGGATTATTGGTTCGCTCACGCTACAAACAGCATCTATGGGCGCAAGCCAGTAGAGAGCAAGAAAACATCACCTGTACTTAACCCGTCAAAGACAGGGACACCATCCTCGGCTAAACCAGAGAAGACTTCGACAAGAACAGCCAAAGCTATCAAGGAATTGGAAGCTAGGTTCAGAGAGTCGGGTAGTGCTCGCGATTTTGCAGAACTCCGAAAATTCAAAATGGGACAATAGTTCCGAAACTTATTAACAACTAATCACAATATATTATGTCATTCTCAAATACATACGACACAACTAATCCCGGTTCTGGGGTATCTAACCGCGAGGACCTTACTGATGTCCTCACTATCCTTGCTCCTGAAGAAACACCAGTTCTTTCTTCTGCGAACAAATCCAAAGCAAATGCTACTTTCGTAGAGTGGACTGTTGACGGCCTTGCGGACGTTAACACTGCCGGTATCCGCGAGGGTGCTGACGTTAGTGCATTCACTGACAAGTTCTCTGGACGTGCTCGTCTTGGTAACTACGTTCAAAAGTTCCGCCGTGACTTCCAGGTTTCTGACCTGCAAGAAGCTGTTGACAGCGTAGGTCCTGCTAAGATCGCACAAGCTGAAGCTAAGTCCATCCGTGAACTCAAGCGCGACATCGAGGCAACTCTTTGCGGTGCTCAAGCACGTACAGCCGAGAACGGTACTGATACTCCTTACCGTATGGCTGGTCTTGGTACTTTCATCGACAGTAATGCTGCTGACGCTCTTGTACCTGCTGGTTACAAGACTCCTGCATCCAGCGAGCACACTTCTGGTGACTTCTCCGAGGACACTCTTAACTCGCTTATCACTTCGATCTTCCGCGAGAATGGTTCAAGCAACAACCTTATGTTGGTTGCTGACACTGCTCTTCGTCGTGAAGTAAGTGACTTCTCTCGTGTCCTTGAAACTGGTCAGAACGACCTCCGCAACGTGAACTACGACGGCGGAAGCTCTACTATCAAGGTATCGGTTGACCTCTACCAAAGCGATCACGGTATCGTATCTGTTGTAAATATGAACCCTGCTTGCGCTCCTGACACAACTAACAAGGACACAGGCTACCTCATCAACCCTGAGTACTACGGTGTACACGAACTGATCCCTATGGGTTCGACTCGTCTACCTAACCAAGGTGGTGGTGAGCGCGGCTACGTTGATTGCGCCCTTACATTGGGTGTTTACCAGCCAGCCGCTCACGGTAAGATTACAGCAATCGCTTAAATCTAATTGATCAAGGGTTGGGGGCAAAATGCCCCCGCCCTTTTCTTTTATGGATATTGTTATTCCAAACATCAAGAAGTACTCCGATGGCGAGATTGATCGTGCGTTTATGAACGAGATCAAGAATGGCTTCAAGCTGGAGGCGGCAACCGAGAAGGACCGCTACCAACAAGCAGTCAAGGAGGCATCGGAATTAAAAGGCAAGACGCACCCGACCTTGGGCAAGCCTATTGCAACAATGCCAGCGCGTGAGTTCTTCCGCCTGACATCTAAATACGGACACGACGAGGTTCACTCGAAGGAGTTCCTACAGAATTACAACAAGCGGTTCCCGGAACTATCACCTAATCAAATCTAATGCAGACGAAGTCATACGACGATTTACTGGCACTTACAACAGCCCTAATAGGGGCAGGAAGCCTTACGGATCCAGAGAAGGCTCAGATCCTTCAGTTCGTGAATCGACGTGCTCACGAGGCATATCAGACCTCTGAGAGCTGGCCTCGATATATGACGGCAGGAGAAGAGAGGACAGTATCAACCAGTCCCGCTCAAACAGTTCCTTATACGGAGTCCGCTAAGGATAATATTGCTGAGTTCATTCGGATACATCAGAAGCAACCATTTCTTAATAACTCCGCAAAGGAGTACGAGTTCTATGTGACATCCCAAGGTGCTCACATTATGAACGTCAGTAGCAATGAAGCTGGCTCAGTATTTGTTACATACAAAAAAGAGTTCTCTCCATTTACTGCTACATCCACGGACATACCACAGGAGTGGTTCTACTTTATCGCACACGGATCATATGCTGACTTCCTACGGGTACAGGGCGAGCAAGAGAAGGCAATTGCTGAAGAGCAAATAGCTGCCACTTACCTTGCACTGGAACTGGAGAAAATCGACAACCGTGTAAACAATACTAACCTTGTAAATAGATTCTCAACTTACGTCAGCCGCCAGGCTCGATAGTAACCCCTGTGATATAATCAACAATATGAAATCACGCAATAACGCCCTCGAATTTTCCTCAGTTGGATCCGAAGTACTTGATGCCGGTGACTCCGTTACAGGCAAACGCTACGGAGCCATTCAGATTATTACTGACGCTAACTTCGGTACTCTTACCGCAAGCAATGTAGACCAGTCCTCTGCTGTACTTACAGGAGTAGGTATCGGAGCTG